GTGAAGCGGTCCTTGAAGCCGGTGAACTTGGCGATCAATTCGTCAAGGTTGATAACTTCCTTGATCCTGTCCCACGCCTCGGAGAACGTGCGCTTGATATTATCCCAAGCGTCTGATATCTTGGACCGAATCTCTTCGAACTTCTGCCGGATATTCTCGCTCATCTCTGAGAGCTTGGCGGATGCGGTTGCCTTGATATCCTCCCACTTCTGGGACACCGCGTCGGCGATGGCCGCCAGCTTCTCGCCTATGGCATCCTTGATCGCTTGCCAGATGGCCATGACCGCCGCCTTGGCCTGATCTAGCTTGGCCTCAGTGATGGCCTTGACTTCCTCCCACTTGGCCGTAACCGTCTCCGCTATCGCGGCCAACTTTTCGCCTATGGCGTCCTTGATCTCAGTCCATACCAGGAAGATCGCGGCCTTGATCTGTTCCAACTTCCCGGTCAAGTACTCTTTGATCGCGTCCCACTTCTGAGAGATGAATACGCGGATACCCTCGAGCGCCGAAAGAATGTCTTCCTTGATCGCGGTCCACTTGGCGAGAACGTAATCCTTGATCGCCGAAAGTACCGCGCTGATGAGCGCCATGTATGCGTCCCATCGGACCTGCAACTCGCCCGCGATCTCTGCGAGCTTGCCGAAGATCCAGTCCTTTATCTCGGTCCACTTTTCGCCGATCCACGCGGCCAACTCCGCCACCTTGTCGCCAAGGCTTCCGAAGAACTCAATCACCGGAGGGACCGCCGCGCCAACCGCAATAAGCGCGCCGACGATTGCGACAAGCGGCCCGCCGGCAAGGGCAGCGATAACGCCGCCGATGGTCAGAAAGATCCCGCTATGGTCGGCGATGAATCCGAACACGGTGGACAGGATCGGCATCAGGAATTCGCCGAACTTGCCAGCCAAGTCAATAACGAACCCTGCCAAGTCGGCAACGTATGGCCCAACAATCTTGAACCCGTCAACCAGCGCGGTCAGCCCGTCGCCGACGAAGCTGCCGATGCTGCCCGCAATGCTCATGAACGCTTCACCTAGCGCAGCCCAGTCGATGCCAGCGATAGCCTCGCCAAGCGTGGTAAACATGCCGCCGATGGTATCCTTGATGCCAGCCCAGTCGATGCCCATGATGGCGTCTTTGATGGACTGGAATGCCGCGCCAGCATCACCCGCCGAGATTAGGCCAAGCTTCTCCAGCAGCAAGTCGAACATACCGACAAGCCCGTCAATGCCGCCGCCGCTGTCTGCGAAGGCATCCATGAACGGTTGAAAGAACGATTGCGCCGTCTCGATTGCGCCCGGCAACCATTCCGTAAATGCGGTCACAAGCGGCATGAGCGCATCGGTCGCAGCGGTTACGCCATCCATCACGATTGCGCCCAATGGCTCCAAGGCGACAAGCACCTTGTTCTTCATCATGTCCATGCGCTCGCCGAAGTCGGCGGTGTCGGTCGCGGTCTTCCCGATGGCGCCGGCAGTATCGCCGAGTCCGTCAATCAGCCCGTCAAGGCTGAGCTTACCCGACGAAATAGCCTCAGCCATCTTGAGGCCGCTCTTGCCGAACGTCTCCATCGCCGTCGCGCTATTCGGCCCCTCGGCCTTGATCTTTGCGAACACGTCGGAAAGACCCTTGATAGGGTCAACGCCATCCTTCGCCATCGTCCCGAGCGCCTTAGTGAGTCCCGGCATAACGTCGGCGGCTGACATGCCAGACGCCCCGAGCTGCGCCATGAGGCCGATGCTCTCATCGATGCTGAGATTGGATGCGCTTAGCGTTGCCTGATTGTCGGCGACCGCCTTGGCCAACTCATCAAACCCGACCCCGCTCTTTTGGCTGGCGACGAATAGCTGGTCCATCGTCGCGGTTTGATTGTCTGATTCAACACCCCAGCGGGCGAACACGTCAGCCGCCGCCGTCGCCGCCGCCGTAGCATCCACCCCCGTGATGCGCGACAGGTCGGCGACCTGCGTCGTCAGCGCCTCCAATTCCTTACCCGTCGCGCCCGTCCGCTGTGACAGCGTACCCATTGCGGCAGATACCGTCTCGAAGTCGGCGGGCGTGTTGCCGATGACGTTCTTGAATGAGTCCTGCAAGCCCTCAAGCGCCTGCCCCGTCGCGCCCGTCTTGACCGCCATACCATCAAACGCATCGTCGAATTGCCCGCCAACCGCAAGCAACGCTCCGCCAACGCCGACAGCGGCAGTGGCAATACCAGCAACGCCAACTGCCGCTATCTTGCCGACGTTGACCAAGCCGCCAGCCAGACCATCGCCTATCTTGCCCAACCCACTCAGCTTCGAGGATACACCCTCGACCGCCTTGTCAACGGTCTCTGCACCGTCGGCGCGGAATAGAAGTGCAAGCTCGGCGACGTTGGCCATTACGCTACACCTTCCAACGCATCCGCGCCCGTCACGGCGTCGGCCATCACGTCGCCACCGTCCGGCGTGAAGCCGTCCGTGTTATCATCGAACGCGTCGAAGCCCTGCCGCTTCTGGTATAGCTCTGTAATGTACTTGGCCATCACTACATGCTCCACGTCCGGCGGGTCTTTCGCTAGGTCGCGCCCTTTGCGCGTCACCTCGGATAGTGACATATCGTATGCGGCCAACTCTTGCGCCGCCCGTGTGATCCTGCCCTTGCGCCGCCGCCCGGCTGGAGGGGCGAACCCTAATTCAAGCCAAGCGGTCAGCGCGGTACATCCGTAGTTTTTCGCTGTCACATGCGCCAGCCATTCGTCAGGGGGCGACGGTCGCCGCTCTAGCGCAGGGTCGTCTTCCCCGTACGCCTGCGGATAGAACCGCCAGTCTGCCCAGCGCCCGATGCGTTTGGGCGTTCGGCGGGCACCTCGCCATTGATGACCGTCTGGAAGACGTAAAACATTAGGGTAGTCGGCGCTTCCTCTACAGCCGTCGGAGCGCCGTACCACTGCGAGTAGCCCGGGATATCATGCCCCGCGACAACGCGCGACAGGCCGTCGGTCAGCTTGGCAAACGCGGCGCGGCCCGCCGCTTCATCGGATGACATTACGCGAAGGTCCATCGCCGCCGATGCCAGCGACATAGGCGTATCGGGCAGCAGCCAGACGCTACAACCCGCGTACGGGTAGTCGATATCGCCGCCGCGCCGCGTCCGTGCGCAGCCGTCCAGCGGGTAGCGTTCGAGGTCGGTCAGCGGCAAGCCGTGCGTCTCGCAGAACTCCGCCGGGTCAAACGTGTTTTCGTTGCTCATGATCCTGGCTCCTATGGTCATATGGTCCCGTGGGGATTAGATCGGTCCAAGCGATGCGGCCACCCTTGCGCCGGCCGGATGGTTTCTGCCACCCGGCCGGCGCCCCAGGGAGGAGGGGTCGATAGGCTGCGGTTAGGCGACAGCGCGGGTCAGTGCGCCGGTGCCCTGGAACGACGTGCTAGCCTGCACCACGTTCCCGATATCGGCGGCAATCGAGTAAGACGTGACGAACGCGGACCCGCTGTAGCTCGGGTTCGTGGCAGACGTGGCGGCATCACCGTTCGCCTTGAACGAAAGCGTCTGAGCGCCGCCGCCCGTCACGTTGGTGAAGATGGTTTCGTCCTGCCCGTTGTCGGCGAAGTCGGTCGGCCCGCCGTCGGAAGCGGTCCACCCGTACTTGCCCTGCGAGAACACCTTAGCCGCGTCACAAGACGTGGTCGCCTCGGCAGCATCGGCCGCAACTTCGAGCGAAAAGTTGGCGGAACAGATGGTTACGGAGTTGAAGGCCTCCGCAAACTTCTTGGCATGGATAGGCGTTGCCATGAGTGGTGGCCCTCCTTAGGCCTTGATGCCAGCGGTAACCAGAAGGGTTACGCTCGTGAAGGTGGAGAATGCGGAAACGTTGATCCGAAGCCAATCCTCGGTTGCGCCCGTTCGTGTGAAGCGAGCCAGGCCAATCCCTGTGAACGTGGCGGTATCAGCAGTCCCGATATTCACGTTCGTGCCGGGGTCGACCTCGCTCAGAGTCCAACCCGCGATGTCCGCGTAGGCGTCACCCACCGCATCATCGGATGAACCCTGCGGCTTTAGGGAGATTGAACCGGCGCCACTGACAGCCAGAACGCGACAGGTGATGACCACCGTCTGCGTGCTGGTCGCCGCGCCAACGTTGACACCCGTGGTATTGCCCGTCGATGTAATCGCCTGCTCACCACTGGTCAGCACCGTGGCGCGAATGGCGCGGTCGGTCCCCTGGCCGGACCAGTTGATTAGTACCACGTTGCCGATGTCAGCGGCG